GGGAAAACGGCAGACAGGCGCAAAAGCGACCGCCAACCTATTTTTAAAAATTGTGACCCGAGATAAAAATCTTTTAAAACTCTCTGTCACCCTATGTGTATGGCCTTTCGTAAACTACTGGGGCACACTTGTATGTGAAGAACGAAAAATCGTCTCCTACCGCAAAAAACCGACAAACGTTAATACGCTCGTCAGTTTCCGTATTGTTACCCGAATACCACGTATTGTATCTATGACAATTTGGCTTCCAAGCATCTGGCATAAAGCCAGTGTTTAAATGCCAATTCCGTGTAATTGGGGTAAACCTGAGTCTCCCATAATAGGGAGTCTCTATTTCTAATGTTGGGTATAATCGAGGGACACCATAAGTCCCTCCATTTCCATAGTTATTCATACCCAAAAAATAACCCGTTCGTGCCTGCAATGAGGTGGAAATCTGAGAAGATACTAAAAATTGATTTGTTTCATATATTTTGTTCACATCATTTGTGGCATCATGAAAGAAAACCTGAGGCAATTGTGAATTCTTATCGTCGGCATTTGACATGAAATATTTCCACCGACTCGAACCTCTCCATGCCATATACGATGGATGAAACCATCCAAAGAAATTAGGAAATCCAAACGTGTAATTATTAATAGTAGGTTCAAAATTACTTGTAGACACACGCCCTCTATTAGGGGGAATATTCCATGTGTTTACAGTAGATCTGTAAAGATTACCGTCCGTTTGCAAAGGAACTGTCCATTGAACTATATCAGTAAAGCAATAACGCTTGAGCAACTGTCTCAAACTTAATACCCTCTCTCCCATATGCGTACCAGATATACTACCATCGTCTGGAGTTTCGGGAACCATGTTAAGACACAACTTCTCTGTAGCTACTACTTCAGCTTGCGAACTACCTATGTCCGTTAACTGTAATGCTTGGGGTTCTAAATGAACTGGTGGTTCCACTTCAGGAACTGCCTCAAGTTGAGTGCTAAATAATAAAGCACGAGGTATGGTTCCTGGAACAAACTGTCCTTCAGATTTATAAATTTCCCTGACGTTTATCTGATCAGTCGTGGGTTGTCCAAAGGACAAATCGTCACCAGCGTATGCCCATATATTGATACCTACAGGAGTAGTGGTTCCACTAACCCCAACTGTCAACGGTGAAGCTACAATCATAGTGACCCAACCATTACAAAAATCCAAAGCATTGGGTTGAACAGCAATACCGACATTAGGATCAGTACCGATTGTTACGAAATCTAAATCGGGAACTCTCAAATAAGGTGAGTTAACACCGTGACCAACACAAAATTCATAACCAGTACTTGTAGACAGATCAATAATGTGACTATATGCCTGATTGTACAAAGCTGTGTTTTGAAAAGTGGAATAATCGCTATAGGGGTCATAAACTATACGAAGTTTGCCTCTATGAAATGGCGAGCAAACAACTTCTATTCTATAGCAAATAGTACCGCGCCAATATCTGAAGCAAGATGCGACGTGAGACAATGGGGACAATATTAACCCACCATTAGTTAGCGTGGGTACCGAATATGTGGGAGTTACTGCCCACTTAATCAATATGGTATCAATAGCAGTACCAGGACTCCAGTTAGTCTGGGTAATAACAGAATCACGCTTGACAATATGCTCAAAAAGCATATCATCATGCTCATTGACCCCCGTTGTTATTTCATCAATAAATGTTTCGTTTTTCGAATCCAATGCTAGTTTTACAGAACAATCGTGTAAATTGCCTGTCGGCAAATTGCCAACCTGTATGGGTAACATACGATTTTCTGTACCATAATACGTAGGACGCGAAAAACCAAAGAGAGATGCTATTTCCATACCAGACTTTATTGCCATCATACTCGCCATTGTATACTTTTCAATGGCTGGTGCACGAGCTACGATCATTTTCCATAGTGTTGATGGTAATGAGGCATTATCAACCTCTCTTTCTCCCGCTTGAGTAGATAAAAAGAGCGTTGATGCTTTCAATCGAACGTCAGTCATCCACGCATAAACTGTCACACTAATGGGAGAGGTGCTATCACCTACTACTTGAAGAGTGTTCAATGTACGCAACCAAATCGTAACCGGATTCCTTAAATTCCCACCAAATCCGAGTAAGGGTTGTCCATTAAATGGAGTCATAATGGGAAAAGTCATAACACCGCCGGTAGCCGTTGTTGGATCAACAAAAACATGAGGCAAAGAAGTATAGGCCGCAGGAGCTGCACCATCTGGCAATAATTCCAAACACGCTATTAACTTGCCAAAATGGAAGGGTGACCCAGTGGTTATGAACTTAACATGCATGGTGCCTTGTATAAAAGCATAATTGTCAATTTTCCTCTTAACGGCAGCATCATTCATAAAGTCAAAGAAGGGATTTATGGTACTGGTAAGGTTAGCACCAATATTCCACGTGAAAAGGCCTATTCTAATTGGACGAGATAAAAATTCAGACAACGACACATCAGGCGTCATCCCTATTTCTGCATTCTTATCTCGTGCTGTTTCTAATGTAGTACTTGGAGGAGGCAACTGCTCATTGAATGACAATATCGCAGATTCCGGAGTTCCATACGCCTCCTCGGCATGGGACTCTAATATAATTTTATTTTGTTTGTTTGTACGTCTTTTATCAACTATGCTGCGCGACGCCACACAACATACGAGCGAACGACGGTCACCTATAATACCGCTATTCTTAATGTTAGCCGGAGGACAAGCACGGCTAGGTTCCGAGTAATCAGTGTCCCCGGAGACGTCTACTGGTTTCGTAGACATTGTTTTCACCTTATCTAAATAAGGAATTTCTAAATATGCACACGCTTCTAACATTTTATAATGGGAAGCCCATTCCTTAAAATGGGACATTCCTTGATTATATATATCTTCCCCGTGCGCACAAAGTTCGAAGGACATACTCTCCATAGTGGATCGTATGATCTGGGCTTCAGTTTCATTAGAAGTTTTATCAAAATAAAGACAAGACTTATATATTGACTCAAGCTCCAAGGCACCCACCATGTAACCAAGCTCAGGAATAAATACTGATTTTCGTTTAAGAAAGTCACATTTGTCCCACGGCAAGAAAGCCGTATCCTTCAAAACGACTTCTTTAGTGGGCAGTGTAAATTTCTGGGAATGTTTTTCTAAAATATTCTTATATGTAATAAAATTGAGGTTAGTAGTTTTATTAACTCCACAGATCATGTCATCTCCATATGTAAGGAGGTGACATGCAGAGCGGAAATTAAATATCTTACCATCTATCTTATAAGCCATATACCTTATTTTTAAAGAATTACCTATACTGTTCACATACGCTGTCAGATTTTGTCCGGAAGGGTTTGAGCCTCCCAAACGGACAATTGTTCCGAACAACTGTAAAACTGGATTCATTAATTCTGCTTTTAATGTACGCATAATGACTAGATCGTCTTCTGTATAATCAAACCAAACAGCTATTTCTAATAAGCAGTAGTAAACAGCATTAGCCAATTCTTTTTCAAACCGCATATCCCAATTGGAATAATCCCCCGCAAACACTCGATCTTCCCCAAAGGAGGACACATGAGTCATTACATCATGCCATTCCTTACTCAAGGAATTTATGCCAACTGCACACTCAGATTGTAAGGGAAAGGTACTCAAGAACAAAGTTAAGGGCAAATAATATTTCCGTAAAAACAATTGCAAAAATAAAGGTGCAGCCTGAAATACGCGAGGAATACGCTTAGTCTTTTTCCGAATTTCATCCTTCAAAGAAGAACGAAAGGGATGAGACAAAGTATTTCCTTTACGTAAATCTTCATGATATGATTCAAATGCAGTCCATATGGACTGATCAGTAAAATCACGAGTTTCTCCGTTCTGATCTTGAGTTTTAATAAAAGTATGCGTGTTACGCTTACCTTTATACGGGAAACCCATTGCCGACTGACCCTTCATTCTGTCCAAAAACCTAACGTTGGGAATACCGTTCAGAATTTCCATGTTGGTCAACGGACGGATATATTGCTTGATGGGGCCAACTAATGGTAACTTTTCTTTTAACCCGGACAAATAATCATCTGCACAGTGAACGAGCAAAGGATGTTCCATAGTATCACTAGGTTGGCTTGCTATCTCAAGAAAGTTATCAAATGGGCGCTCAGTTTTGAAATCAGGGGTGTCATATTCCTTGGATAAAAGAGGTTTTACCTTGTCACTAACCTGAGTTAATTGCAAGTTTGTGGAATAATGATCACTACCTTTAACAAAACCTAACACGTCAAAGTTCCCCTTAACATAATTAATCGGACTGTGCTTTGGACAATCTTGAGACACCTCAATGACTCGGTTATTTACAATAGTTGGAAAAGGGGAAAGACAATGACTTTCCATCCAATTTTTTGGCTGTGAAGCTATATATTTATCAATAGCCTCCTTTGTAACAATAAACGAGTAACCTTTACTCATGGATTCAGTTCCTTCACTACTCCCATAAAGGTGAAAACCAACTATCATAGGAAGACGCGTACGGGTATATACAGTTGTACAACAATCTCCTTTTTTCCAAGTTTCTCCACCACAACGTAATAACCGTTGGGCTTTAGGACCTTCAGATTCACCGGTTATGGGACAAAGCGTGACTACTTTCTCCACAGAAAATTCTCTACACAAAACACTTCCCTTATCATTACGATAAACGGAGGCAACTAGAGCAACTGTAGGTATCATATTCTCGTGTATAAAATAGGAATTACCTGAACCATCAGGTTTGGACAAATCACGCACATCACCAGAAACGTCCATTGTTCTCAATACTAGCAAATCTGGACCAAGCTCTATAGTATCGGTAGCATTAGCTTTTTTCCATTTTATCATACGGGAACCATTGATATAACCACTAGCTCCTTCTGACAACGCCCGAGTTAGACGGTATTCAATAATAGGTATAACTTCACCTTGCACCGTACAGCCCACTTGGAAAACATGTTTCGGAATAATCAGCTCATCAGTTCTCAAAAATAGACCATTGCATCCACTAGATTTGAGTTCTCCTGGAATACGAAATTCAAAGTACCTCAAATTTTTGGATATAGTTTTACCAAACTGCTCATAATCTTTGTCCGATTTACCAGACAAGCTCCTGAACGGTGATAGTCTATTCCATATATTTTCACTCTTACTGCTTACCTTTACTTCATCTTCCGACTTAGGATCAACACTCACTTGTTCTTCCATACGAAATAGCGTACCTTCAAATGTCTTATACGCTCCTATACACGCAGCTGAGACCATAGTTAGGGTAGCTGCGGTTAGGCCCCACTTAAAAACCTTTTCTGTAAGGCTAGGAGGTTTAAGGCTCGCCAGTTGGGCATCACAATGAGCTTGTAACTCATCAGGGGACTTCATCAACTTTTGCTCCAAGTATTCCTTAGTAATGTATCCACGAAAAGATCCAACCAACATGCATGAAACAATATTAAAAGCCCAAATACTATTAGGTAGTCTATGCCGATATGAAAAACACAAAACATTTGATCCAATGAGATATCCCAAACACGCATTGCGTGTAGATCTATATACAGAACGATCTATACTATGCTTAATAAACTTTTGTCCCAACCAATGCGTTTGTAATTGAGTCATCCAGCTTTTGGGAACCCATTGATTCCAGGCCCAAGGAGAATCATGATAATCTCTAATATAATCCATAATATTCGTATCTCCTATCTTACGAAAACCCATATCAACGGGATCACTATTCAATTGAAAATATGCATATTTAACAAACTTGTATGCATAATTATATACTTGGGAATAGATACCCGTCCAAAGAACTGAGGCAACAGATGATGAGTAGGCTTGACATTCCAACTTTACACCCGAATTGGGTTCTAACTTAACTCTTTTAACATCTCGAGTGCTTCGCAAAGGAGGCTTACAAGGGTAAGTACATCTACCACACGTATCAGTAGCGGTATCTTCTGCTTTAAGTATAGCATTTTCCAATTCAATTCGAGATATAGAAGTGGGAGCAGCATTTGAAGAGTTAGCTAATATTTGTGAAGCTAGAGAACAATAAGGGTCAGGAGACAACTGAATACGTTTCTCATAGTCTTTACGTTGAGCCATTATAGCCTGAGCAGGTCGTTCACCAACTCCAGGAATAAAGTTGACGGAAGGATATCTATGAGAAGCTCTTACACAACTACATGTATCCAAAATTTTATTACAAGTAGTACATCTAGTACATTCATACATGTTTTTCATAGTGGTCTGTAATCGAACTTGTTGTTTAAAAAATTTACTCGAATACTGATATAACCAATGGTAGTAAACGGGAAGAGAAATACCCTCTAAAGGTTTACCATCAAGTTCGGGATATCTACCATCATCTTCATATATGAAATTTTTCAAGCTAGATGTTACAATATCATAGTACATTACTCTTAAAATATAAATATCATGAATTTCAAAATCACTAAAAGTTTGTTGAACCTTTTCAGAATCAATGAGCCCAGATGGAGTCATAAATTCTGGTCGTAAATAAACATCAACATGGATATCACATCTACGTAATATAGAAGCTGGACAAATAGACCAATACCCCGCCGCTAACTCGCGACTATTAGTAGTGATTCCCACCACCTTGGGCATCAGTAAAACCTTTCCCTTATCTTGAGCCTCTGCTTTAACAGCAGGAGCACACACATTATTTACAAAACGTATCAATTTTGCAGCGACGTTGAATTCATCGCGCTCAGGGACCGTATTAGCCAAGTCGTCCATGATAATTCCAGTAGAATTCGATTTAACCGTTGAGTCAAATTTTTCATCTGTCACAACAACAATATTTTTGGGCTCGCTAGGGTAATTATTATACTTCAAAATCTCAATAATAGAATGCTGATTTATATAAGACTTGCCTCTAGCCGTATCTCCGTAATACTTAATACATATAGGACGAATACGACTGCCTTGTGTCAATTGGTCAACGCGAAAAGTATCATAAGCGTTGTGCAACTTAGCACCCAACATTCTTATGTAACTGAGAGTAGCTGCCGATGCATTGTGATGTATTCGTAATATTTGTTCATGTTGTGTCATCGTGTTCTCCAACAACTCTTGAAAATAAGTAGAATCCTTTCCAAATATACTATCATAATTACCGTGAATAACAGAAGGTAATTGGGTATCTATATCCAAAACATTTCTACTAAACTCTGCTAAATCGGTTTTAATATCCATAATCGGTACGAAAGACCTAGTGGTGAAACACTCAGTACCTACACGAGACAAGTAAGATAAGGCATCAAGAACTTTGGCGCCCATGTCTCTAGAAGTACTATTCTTAGGGAATGAAGTTGCGAACATCTTAATTCCCCCTACGGTCAATTTAGATTCCTCAACAAAGCCACACATTACCAAAACACTAACGATAGTGTCCATATGATCTAATATCGGATTTTGCATCATTAATGAAGCTTCTTGTAAAGCATCACCTGCCATAGGAGTTAATAATGTTCCGTGCATTCTAACAGGAGCTGATTCATTTGGAGGAAACAAAAGTTTATCTATACACAAGCGTACTTCTTTCGTGGTTGATAAACCCAAAATAACATGTCGAAGACAACTATAAAAGTTAGGTAAATTCCACGAAGTGTACAATAAATGTACGGCACTAATAATATTCAATATAGTACCAGCAATAATCTCTGTGTCCGTCTCACTACACATTTCCAATATAATACCACCAAGTACTTTACGTAAACTATCTGCCATTTCCTGATCCCCGGAATGGCAGGTGTACTTCTTTGATTTAACATAATTTCTAATGTCAGAATAACCAACTACGACCTTATACCCCATATAAGACGTAACATAGTTGGTTTTATTCTTTCTGGTAAAATGTAATATGTTTTGTTTTACAAACTCTACCGTATAAACCTTAACGGAACCATCACGATATTCTGAAGAAAAGAACTCGGTTCCACTGGCTTCATATTTAAACTTGTCATTATTTAAATAGCGCAAAACAAACCTATTACGAACAAGATGAATATAAAATAACTCTTTGGGAAAATTAAATATAACAGTACCACTTTCTACTCGTTCAGTTGTATACTGAACGATATTTTCTGGTAGAAAATGTTCGTCACATGGAGTGACGTAATATCGGTATCGCTGATAATCCAAAGAAGATGCCAGCGATGGTTGGGATTGTAGAGTTGGACTAGGAGTACGCACACGAACGCGACGACGTGCAACGGGAGTCCAAGGAGGTGAAGCTGTAGAGCTGCAATCAGGTACAGTTTCAAGGGAGTGATTATCACTCGGAGGGAAGGGAACGAAATTATCGTCCCAAATATTAGAAGTCTTTTCTGTAGAAGAAGAATCGGACATTGCAAATTGGTAATAAGATAATGAGAAAAATTATTGAGAAACGCAACAATGTTACGAAATGAGGAAAAACAGGCTTTAAGATTCATAAGGGTGGTTAGTTAATTCGTTTTTGACTTTTTATACTTTCAGTAACGGCTGAAAGGGAGAAGGGGGGTTTGACGTTCGTCAGATTTGCTTCTTTTCAGTACAAAAAACATTTGTGCGTAAATGTCAAAAACATTAGCGATACCGTAAAATCCACGGCTGTCTCCTTAAAACCGGTATCCCGCTATTTCTTGAACATTTTTAATGCAGAATCAAAGGGTTAGAGTGACCGCCCCTATCATGAGCAATAAAAATCTGTCCTTCCTACGGTTAACACTGGTCCGCGTACAACGTGTAGTACATTAATGACTTTGTGCCAACGGCTGGATAATAAAACTATCCACAGTATGTTATCTTTATTTGAAAACACTCGCGATCTCTTACCACGCTCTCTTCTAAAAAGAGACACTCAAAGATTTCACCTACGCTTTTCGCCGCTAAATTAACATTTTTGTCAAGTAACCCTTCGGAAGTGCGAACCTATTTGTTCGATAAGCGCACCTAATATACAAGATGAAAACACACACACTAAACTTAAAAATAAAAATCGTATCGTTGCCCAAATAATGGTTATGGCGATACAAGGGGTTTCTCACGTCCCTACTTTCAAATTAAATTTAAAAAATAATACGTGTGTTAACATGGTAAAATTATTTTTATGATTTTTTATAATAAATATATATATATAACTCCACCCCTGCCGGGTGGGAACAACATTAACAAAAAGATTTAACTGCAAATTAGTAAGTAAATCGAAGAGGCAGAACTCCTCAGAACCGTAATACGGACGAATGGACACATAATAAAGTGACCAATGGCCGTA